GGGATACCCATCAATATGACCAAGTCTATTGTCTCAAACAATGGTTCTTTCGAATTTGCCAAGAGATTTTATTTCTCAGGCGAAGACGTTAGTCCCATTACGTTTCGAGACATAGCTTGTGCACGCTTTGATGTCCGAGCCTTAACAGCTCTGATATTAAAAGTGCTAAGCTTTAGAAAATTAAAACTTTCTCAAGTCTTATCAATTTCTGGGTATGGGTTCAATGCTGTGTCTCGAATAACAGCTCCTTATATTGCTATAAGTCGACGTTTAGGTCGGTTACTTATGTTATTTTCATTCCCTACGGAACCATTCTCAACTCTGAAAGGAGTTAATGAGTGGGCCCTTAGCGATGGATTTAACAAACGTGCCAGCCGTAAACCTCGGGGTAACGTTGTAAGCCACGTTAGAGCACAAATCATAGATTTGGCTCGAAGCGTAAAATGGCCACACGTCCCAGCAGATAAGGATTTATTCTTCGAGGCGATTTCTCACTACTGCTCAACTAATTGGCCTAATGCAAACCTATTTTGGAATGCAATGAGTCCATATTACCAAAAGATTAAAGATAACGCTGTCACGACACGCTCTAGTATTAGCTATAATAAAGCTTATTACAAAGAGATGTCGGGCGACGATCTCAATACTCTTTTTGCAAAGTTGAAAGAAGTGGAAAAAGGAGTTGTAGGTCAATCACTCGAAAATCAAATATACTCTGAGTATGATAGAATTGTTACTATTAACTCAAGTAGAACTTTGAAATTCGCTGATGACTTACGAGCACATTTCCCTAGTATGACGAGTGACCTGGGCCACGTAACGACTGGTTCAGGGAAAAAGAAAACCTCTTTTAAGATACGAAAACACTAGGACTAGTTTAGAGAACTAGGCAAGCCAACCGTGGTTGGACAGCGAAAGCTGCAGTTAGCGTACTGTCGAATCAATTAGAAATAATCGATCGAAGAGGCTCTAATTATGAACTCTAGAAGCCCTACGGGTAAGCTATAGAGGGACTAATCATCCTTGGATAAGTAGGAAGAAGTAATGACCCTTTCTACAATCGTTTATGCCGAAATTGTCTCAATTCGTAAAACGTAGGGATAAACCCTGGTTTTGCTCTTGAAATAATTATGAACATTTACAATCATATGATAAATTAGTTGTTAAAACTAATATTACCCAATTAGGTATTAACGTACACAACTAAAAGTTGTTGCACATCAATAACCAATGAAAAGTAAAGACTAAATAATTACGTAAAGATTATCCTATAGAGTGATGCGGTTGTTATCCTGCGACTTTCCTTAAGAAAGAAAGTCTAGCTCGAAATCCTCTTGACGCTGAAATAGGTCATAGGAAGTGGTTGCTGGTGTGAATCTTAAACGATCACATGAGCAATTTCATAACTTAAGGCGTGTGCAAGTTGTTAACACAAATTGACAACCCACATTAAATTACTAATACGCTACAATGCG